GATAAATGAATTGCTCAAGAAGATGGTTCATGGATTTTATAAACAAACTTCCGGATCTATGGACTGGATAGAAGTCGAGTCTATGATTGATGGAATGTTTCAAAAAGTTCATATAAATCATGAAGTTTTGTTTCACGTAGTAGGAGGTACTGCTAGTGGCATACCACCAACGGTATTGTACAATGCTTTGAGCACATGGACTGCTATTCGAACAAGTTGGATTGTTTCGGTTGTAGAATTACATGGACTGGGTGCAGATGATTTGTATCCTTTTGAAGAACATGTAAGAGTCATAATTTATGGAGATGACTTCGCAATGTCTTTAACTGACATTGGGAAGACGTACTTGCCATTTACAAAACTTATAAGCTTAGCAGCAAAGTTTTGTGGATTGGTCATCACTCCTATAAAGAAAGAGGATGAAGCAAGAGATCATAATGAGTGGGATGAGTTTGAGCTTATTCAACGTACTGTAAGAATAGAAACAGTAGGTATGGTCGATTACTATCATGGAGTTCTGAATGAAGATTGTATTAGAAAGTCTTTGTACTACGAAAGAAGTTCTACTTCTGAACCACAAAATGAGGTTTTGAAGTGTGTTCTTCAAAGTGCTGCTTTGGAATACATGCATCATGGTAAGGAAAAGTTTGTTGAATTTGAAACAGACTTTAAGGAGAGATTTGAGATAGTCACAGGTGAAGTGTGGCCATGTCACCCATATGAGTATTATCACGATTGGTGGATCGATGGATATCGAAGCTGTTGTGCTAATAAATGGGACGTGCACTGGAAACAGTTGCACGATTAAGCTTTGCTTTACAGCTATAACTAGCTCTTGTATTGTGGTAAAACAAGGGCGTATGTATAGTTGTTTTTCTTGGTATAAACCAAGCCACTTTTAAACTAGTTCATCATTTACGGTTGATGGTGGACAATTTCAAAGACCGGAGCAAAACCAATACAAATGAGAGTGGTGTCGGCTCTCTAGATTTCGACGCAAAAGATGTTGATG